CCGAGGGCATGCTGGAAATCTGCAATGAACTCATTGACCCCTTCGAAACAGGAGATAGCGCGGTGCCGCGCGCTGATCTACGGCCCGGACGTGCGGAACGTGTGGCGTCCGCCGCCGAAGATGTCGCTGGTGGAGTGGGCTGACCAGTTTCGCTATGTGGCCTCGAAAACCAGTGCGACGCCGGGGCGCTGGAAAACCAAGAACCAGCCCTGTGCGTTCGGGATCATGCAGGCGGTGACGGCGCGTGACACGGTGACCGTCACGGTGATGTCGGGCACCCAGATCGTCAAGACGGAATTGCTGATCAATCTGGCCAGCTTCTACGTGGCGCAGGACCCCTCGCCGATCCTGTTCGTGCAGCCGACGCAGGGCGCGGTCGAGGACTTTTCGAAGGAGCGGTTCGCGCCGACCGTCGAATGTACGCCGCAGCTGCGCGCGGTCATCGGCCCGTCGATGTCGCGGTTGAACGACAATACACTCACCCACAAAGAGTTTCCGGGCGGCTCGCTCGACTTTGTCGGGGCGAACTCGCCGACCGAGCTGTCATCGCGCCCGAAGCGGGTGATTCTCTGCGACGAAATCGACAAGTATCCGTTATCGGCTGGCAGCGAGGGCGATCCGCTCAAGCTGGCCGAGGAACGCGCATCGACCTATCGCGCTCTGGGAAGGGCCAAGTTCGTGCGGACATGCTCGCCGACGATCAAGGGCCTGTCCCGCATCGGACGCGAGTATGCGGCCAGCGATCAGCGACGGCTGTTCGTTGGCTGTCCGCACTGCGGCTACCAGCAGATGCTCGCGTGGGCGAACGTGCGCTGGGACAAGGACGAGGCTGGCCAGCATCTCCCGGCGACCGCCGGGATTATCTGCGGCATCGACGGCAATGGTTGCGGTTCGATCTGGAGCGAGCGTGAGCGCATCGATGCGCTCGACCGGTTGGCGTCCGCTCCGGGGCACGGCTGGCGACAGACCGCCGCGTTCGTCTGCTGTGGCGACAAGCAGGTGCCCTCGCAGTGGGACGCTGACGGCAGGTCTCTCTGTGGCAGCTGCGGCAAGCGTGCGCCGTTTAACGGGCACGCAGGCTTCTGGGTCAGCAAGCTGTATTCGAAGCGGCACCGCTTGTCCGATATCGTCAGCGAGTTTCTGGAAGCAGGCCAAGACGAGGAACTGCTGAAGAAGTGGACCAATTCGGCGCTGGCGGAATTATGGGAGCCGAAATGGAGCGAGACGTTCGATCACAATGCTCTGATGAAGCGCGCCGAGGCTTACGACGGCGATGATCTGCCCGAATGCATCCGCGTTGTCACGGGGTTCTGCGACGTGCAGGGGGATCGACTGGAAGTTCAGCTGATCGCGTGGGCCGACGACGAAGAGGCGTGGCCGTTCCAGTACACGATCATTCATCAGGACCCCGCACAACCGCAAGCATGGAAGGAACTCGATGCGCTGCTTCGGTCCAAATTCAAGACCACCACTGGCCGCGTCCTCCGTATCGCTGCCTTCGGCATTGACCTTGGCGGACTTCACACCGCGCAGGTCCTCGCCTTCACCCGGTCAAGGCGCGGGCGGCGCATCTTCGCGTGTCGCGGCGTTGCGGGACCGCGTCCGATCTGGCCGGGACGTGCAAGCCGGGCAAAGACCGGCGACATCATCTATAACCTCGGAGTGGACTCGGCTAAGGACGCCGTCTACGCGCGGCTGAACATCGCGCCGCCCGAACCGGGCAGCCGCAAGCCCGGCTTCATCCACTTTCCGAGCGCCGAGAATTTCGGCCCGGAATATTTCGAGCAGCTGAACGCCGAGCGCCGTCAGGTGCGCAAGCGGATGGGCCAGAACTATATCGCGTGGGTCCAGATCAGGGAACGCAACGAGGCGCTGGACACTTTCGTCGGCGCACTGGCGATGCGCAAGAGCCTGCCGCGCTTCATCGAACGCGGGCTGGAATATGCGATCACCGATACTGTGGGACCACCACCGGCTGAAGAGACTGCGGCACTGGATGCGACGCCACTGCCGCAGGACCTGCATTCGGCGTTTTACGATCCAGATGATCCACAGGCGGCGAAGCGCCCGATCCCGCCACAGCAACGCCGACCGGGTTTCGTGCCGCAACGCAAGAACTGGTTCAACAGGGAATAGATCATGGCATGGACGCAAGCCCAGCTTGATGCAATCGAATCCGCAATCGCCTCTGGCGTGACGACATGCAGCTACGAGGGCAAGACGGTGACCTATGCCTCGCTCGATGTGATGCTGCGCGTTCGCTCGATGATCCGGGCTTCGCTCGGGCTGACTGAACCGGCGGTCACCGTGCTGGTGCAGCACGACCGGGGCTATCAGGCTCCGTATCAGGGCGGCGATCCGCTGCTGAGTGGATTCGAATGATTGACGCACAGGCAATCTGCGAGATGGCGCTGGGCTGCCTGATCGCGGCCATTGGCATCGTCTACGTGTTCATGGTCCTGCTATGAACTGGCTCGATTCGACAATCGGTTACTTCTCGCCGCTGCGGGGCGCACGGCGGGCACGGGCGCGGCAGCTGACGCGGGTCTACGAGGGCGCGACGTGGGGTCGGCGCGGCTCATCGTGGAAGGCGATTGGCACCTCGGCCAACACCGAACTGCAATCGTCGATCCGTCAGCTGCGCGACCGCTCGCGCGATCTGGCGCGCAACAGCGCCTATGCCACGCGCATGCTCGACATCATGGTCAGCCACTCGATTGGCAACGGCATCGTCCCGATGGCCAATACCGGCGGCGACAAGCTGGACAACCAGATCAATTCGCTCTGGCATGATTTCACCAACCAGTGCGACGTGACGCATACGCATCAGACCTTCTATGCCCAGCAGGCGCTGGCGACGCGCTCGATGATCGAAAGCGGCGACGTGGTGGTCCGTTTCATCGATGAGAAATTCGATCCCGCGAACAAGACGATTGCGGTGCCGCTCAGGCTTCAGGTGCTGGAAGCCGATTTCATCGATCACTACCGCGAGGGTGTGTTCGCGACGGCGAACCAGCAATTCCAGCAAGCGCCGAAAAACATCATCCGCAACCGGCTCGGTGTCGGCTTGGGCAAGTACGACGCATGGGAAGGGCTATGGTTGTGGCCCCGGCATCCCGGCGAGATGCAGGCGATCATCGACCTGCGCAATTACGTCAGCGAGTTCGTCGAGCGCAGCGAACTGATCCACATGTTCAAGCGCGACAGGCCGGGACAGGTGCGCGGCGTGCCGTGGTTCGCGCCGATCCTGATGACGGCGCGCGATCTGGCCGACTATGTCGATGCCATCAACGTCAAGGCCAAGACCGAAGCCTGCTTCGCGGGCTTCATCACCAATTCCGACGAATCAATGCCGCTCTTGGACGACACCACGCCGAGCGGCATGGAGATGGCCGACATGTCGCTGCCGAACGCGATGTGGACCACGCTTGAACCGGGCATGCTGAAGGAACTGCGGACCGGGCAGGACATCAAGTTCGCGTCGCCGACCACCACCTCGCAGGTCGAGCCGATCCTGCTGTTCAATTTGCAGGCGATGGCCGCAGGTGTCGGTTGCACTTACGATCAGGCGACAGGTGATCTGCGGCAGGCGAACTACTCTTCGCTGCGTGCGGGCAAGATCGAGTTCTGGCGGCTGGTCGGCATGCTGCAAAGGCACACGATTATCCCGCAGTTCTGCCAGCCGGTGTGGGAACGATTCCAGTCCAGAGCGATTCTCGCCGGTCGGCTGCCCGCGCCTATCGACGGCAGGTATTACGCGGCGAAATGGGTGGTGCCCGCGAAAGAGATGATCGATCCGAAGAAGGATTTCGATGCAATGAAGAACATGGTGCGCGCGGGCGGCACCACACCGCAGGAGTTCATCGCGTCGTTCGGCGGCGACTGGAAAACCCTGATCGACGATTTCAAGGACTTCTTCGCGATGACGAAGCAGGCTGGTGTCCTGTTCGATATCGACGTGGCGCACGTTGACCAGCATGGCCGTCAACCGGCCAAGGGTGGCGCGGGCGGCGGTGTTTCTGGTAGCGGCGAGGACCTGTTCGGTGGCTACGTTGCCAGCGAAGGCGAGTATGCCGCAGAGAGCAAGGATGAGGGCGACGAGAAGGGCGACGAAGAGGCGGCGTAATGGCCAGTCCGCTGCGTCTCATGCTGTTCGGCGAGCGGTTCAACCCCAACCACGACCCGGACACTGGACAATTCAGTTCTGGTGCTGGTGGCAGCGGTGGCGAGGCCGAGCCAGAACCAGAAGCGCCGCTGAAAAAGTATGAAGCCCTCACGGTTACCAACACGGTCTTTCCCGGCGGCAGCGCGGAGGTTCTGAAGAACCCGCCGATCAGCGAACTTAAGAAACTGATCAAGGATTCCGAGTACGGCAAGATCAGGATCATGCGCGGAAGCGATGGCAACTTGTACGCATGGGATGCCAACGTGACGACGCACGATCACATGGCAACCGTGCTGGGCCAGAAGCTGCCGACGCTCGACGATGCCGATGCACTGTCGATCAAGGACGGTCGGATCAAGAGCGATCTGGGCAATGACTACCTGTGGAATCCGAAGCCCGAGCCGCGAGGCTATGAGTTCGTCTCGCCATCGGTCGCCGCCAACCTCGATTTCAGCGAGGCGGTCGAGGCAATCCACGGCGGCCAGCAGGAGGCGCTGCACGAGGCCTCGACCTACATCAATACCGCGTTGCAAACCGACGCGCGAGAGTTCGACATCATCGGCGCATGGCAGGACGGTGCCGAAAACTCGGTGATGGATGTCGTCGAGAAGAGCCAGTGGGACAAGCTGTTGCTGTCCGGGGCGATGAAGGGCTGGATCGCCGACCAGAAATCGGTGCTGGTGTTTCAGGAAGCCGCGCACGGCGAATCGACGCTGTTCAGCTTCGAGGCCAAGGGCAACATCGGCGCGATTCACGACAACCTATTGAAGGATGGACTTGCGAACCATACCTTGGTGCCGCATGCTGGCGGCTATAACGGGGCGACGGTCTACGTCGTCGATACCGACCGCAGCCTGCTCCCGGCGGTGACCAAAGCGGCAGGACGATATGACACAGAGTTCGAAGCAAGACGCGGCCATGCCCAGTTCATCGGAACATCCAAACAGGATGGCACCGACCGAGACCAGAGGGATGACGCAAGACGAGTATATGAAACTCTTATCAGCGAATCCCCGGTGCCGCGTCGTGACGCCGTCTGGGAAAGGGTTCGTGATAGGTGGGGCCAAGGACTCCAAGCAGGCATAGTCAATGGACCGATGCCCCGGCAATCGGTCAGTATTGCCCCGGCTTGGCTGGCTGGCGGCGTTCATTCAAATCAAGTCGAAGTCCTGATCAATCCGACCTACGGACAGGTCAGCGACCGCCTTCGCAAGAATGGCGAGTGGTCGAATGGTGCCCGCGTCTTGGAGGACAAGCAGGGCAACGTCTACATGTGGCACGCGTCTGAAGCGCTGCATGACGAAGTGGTCAAGGCCGATGCCTTCAAGGCGGTCAGGTTCAAGGACGACAGGCGGATCATCCCGCGCGATGCGATCAAGAGCTACAAGTTTCTGTTCGAAAAGGCAGCCAAGGCAGCCGCGAAGGTCGGGCGTCGCATGATCGATGATCTTGAAGAGCGATTCAATCCGAACCACGATCCCGACACGGGTCAGTTCAGTTCAGGCGGCGGTTCTGGCGGTGGCACCCCGAGCGGCGATCTGGGCGAGAGCGACAA